AGGTCAGGTCGTTCTTAGTGGCCCAGCCACTGAAGTCGAACTTCATCCTTCTCCTCTGACTTGGCTCATCGGCATGCTGAGCACTGACTGAACATCAGGACCGGAGTCCGAAATATCCCCCTCGCCGTCCAGGGAGGTGTCACCCATCTGAGGGTTGATGTTCGGGTTCTGCAACTGATCCGCCTGCTCGTTCGGGGACGGTGGAAGACCGATCCTCGTACGGGCCTCGTTCGGCGTGATGACCTGATCCCTGAGCATGGTGTCCAGGGACGTGACGATCTGGCTCGGCGGGACGTTCTTGAACGGGTCGCGGATGTACTGCACGGCCTGACCCTGGGTGCGCGCAGTCTTCGTGAGGAAGGCCTTGCTCATCCCATCGGCGAGTGCCGAGAGTACGGGCTCCACAGCCCGGTTCCAGTAGTGCGTCCAGACGATCTCCGTCGCAGTTCCCTTGAAGACGTCCTCCGAGATCCCCAGTCGACTCATGAGCTCGGCGGTGAGGAACTTGATCTGATCGAGCAGGTTGTTCTCCGCCGGGCGGTTCAGCTGAGTGATCTTCTCGGAACCGTCGGTGTAGGCGATCCCATGTCCGCCCTTGCCGAGCTGATCCTCAATAGACTGGATGCGGTTCTCTGCCCGCTGGCGCATAGCCTCGGTCTTGACGACGTACGGGAGCTGGATGATGATGTCCAGCTTTCCGGTGTACGTCTTCTCGTCGGCCAGGTCCAGCATGGAGAGCTTGCGGCTCAGTCGCTTGAGTGTTGAGTTCGGCTTGTTCATCACCTCATAGAGAGGATTCTCAATGATGGCGACGGTGCGCTTCGGCAGGATCACCCGCTCCTTGGTGGAGCGAGCCTGGTTGTAGACCTCAACCTCGACCTGCTCGGGGAACCACTGCGTGATCCGCCCAACTCGCAGTTGCTTGATGTCGAAGCTATTGTTGGTCCTCGGATCCAGGTCTGACTCGACCGGAACGATTGCGATGACCCCCTCGTCAAACAGGGACAACACGGCATCTTGGATGAATGCTCGGCCGCTCTGATCGATGTTGGGCTCCAGCATCAGGCAGTCATTCAGGGCTGACCGCCGAACGCCAACAAACGTTCCATTTTGAGCTGTGTCGACATGTCGGATCGGCGTGGCGGACACGTCGATGGCGATCATGTTGAATAGCGACGAGATGATCGACTTGTCGGCCGTCCATCCGAGCGCGAGCCGGTCGGCCCGTACGCTGTAGGAAGGGCCGAGGTTCGATCGGTCGACGTCCCTGCCAGTGAAGGCGTTGTAGGCGTGCTGTAGTCTATCTCGCAGTCCTATGTCCTTCACCTCCTAGTCGAACATGTCCTTGTTGAGTTTGTAAGCGACCCAGGCGTCCATCAGGGCAGCGACCGAGTCGATCTTGTTCTCCCGTCGGGCCTTCAGGAGCTTGCGGTTCCCGTTGGTGTCCTCCAGGGTGATGGCGTTCCCCATCGTGAATGTCATCATGGATTGGTCGAAGAGGAGCTTGCGATCCTCTGCCATGTCCTTGATCTCACCAAGGGGCACAGACTCGGTCCGGGCTCCCTGGATCACCTTCTCGATGCCGAACGGTCCGTTCTCGTTCTCCCAGCGGGTCACGAACTCTTTGGCGTTGTACGGGTCGAAGCCCAGGCAGCGCACGTCGTACTCGCAGTCTGCGATGAACGCCTCGAGGTCTTCGTAGACGTTCATCATGTCAAGAACCGTACCCTCGAGCACCATGAGCGAGCCCTCCTGTAGGAATTCCTCGTACTTCTGACGAGTGGCTCCCGGAAGGCGCAGCATGGTGCGCTCGGAAATGTAGCAGCGCGTCTTGACGCCAAACCTGCCCCGGCTGAGTGGGAACAAGAATGTGAAGGCGGTGAAGTCATCGCCCTGCGACAGGTCGACGCCGATGGAGCAAGGCATACCCCAGAAGTCCTGACGGTTGTGCCGCAGGGTCTCCTCGTAGGTGAAGAAGTATGTATACCCCTCCATTGGGATGCCGAACCTCTTGGCCAGGATGTCGTTCCTAGCCGCAGGAACATGCTCCGCCCTTTCGACGTCTCGCTGATATGTCTCGTAGGAGACGGTGGCCCCGAGATTTGGCTGGGCCTTCAACCAGGTCGACGGATCCCCGACCTCCTTGAGGTCATCGAGCCTGTAGTAGAAGATGGATGTGTGAGGATCCGAGTACTCCCCTCGAAGAATGTTGAGGAGCTCCATCTTCATGTTGTCGCCGGCCGAGTTCCTGACGGTACCCTCCGAGGACACTGCCAGGATAAGCCAGTCGTCAACCTTAGACGCGCCCTGCTCGATAGCGCCGACCACGTCTTCACGAATATCGCCCGAGAGCCACTCATCCACCGTGTTCATCTTGGTGCGAAGGCCCTGGAGCTTGTCGATCGACATAGGTCGAACCTCGAGCAGGCTGTTAGTCATGAAGTTCTCGATCCCCTTCTTGGTGGGGACGAGTTTCTGTCTAAGAGCGCGGCTACCAGTCGTGTTCTGTAAAGACCCCTGAGTCATGAAATCGAACAGGGGGCCCTTGGCTCTTGTAATTGCGGTGCGGAAGGGCTGCATGACCTCCTCAGCCTGCTTCATCGTCGGCGCGGTCGTCACCTGGTGGGTGGTCGACGTGTCGATCGTGAGGAAGTAGGCTTGGAGGAGGGTTTCGTACAGAGACTTCGCCCCGCCTCGAGCGACGATGATGTACTGCTTGTTGATGAGGCGTTGCTTCACCCGGCGCTTCTCGAAGTGGCCGCCAGCCGTCGTCTTGTTCGGGACGTAGACTGATCGCTCGGTGAAGATCCACCATCCGAAGATCTGTTCAGCCCAGAGTTTGAAGCTCGGTAGGAGTCGAAGATCGGACCCGTCGGTAAGAGTCATCTCCGCTTCCGCGAAGCGGATGAACCCCTCCACAGCGTCGCTATCGTAATAAAAGCCGGGATTGCGAATCCGATCATCTATCCGGTTCATCTCCATCTCGATCTCCTTGCAGATCGGAATCCGACCGGCTAGGACATCGTCTCTGAACTCAGCGTAATATCGCGGGGTAGCGGTATTGGACAACATGGTCAGCGGCGGCGCTTCTTTGAGGTTCCGCTCTTCTTGCTGCCATTGAGCTTCTTGTTGAGCGCTCGGGCTCCAGCCGCCCCGGCCACGTTTGCGCCAACTTGAACGCCTACCCCGGCAGCGGCGACCTTGGCCAGTTTCTTAGCGGCGTCGCCCTTTCCGCCCATAACCTTAGTTCCGGTGGTAGCGAGCTTCCGGTAGCCAACGCCCTTACCTGGCTGGACAACATGAGTCGAAAGCGCCTTGCCCGGGGTCTTCTTACCGACCTTGGCTTTAGCTGCTCCTGCGGCGGACTTCACGCCACCGACTCCACCCTGGGCTGCCTTGCGTGCCTTGTTGCCGGCACCTTTAGCTGCGGTACCCGTCTTGAACGCGGCAGCGTTGGCAGCGAGACGAGTGGCCTCGGCGTACTTTCCTGCCTTGGAAGTCTTCAGCTTCTCGGCTGCGCCCTTGACGTTGGCCGACTGAGACTTCGCGAACCGCTTAGCCTGGGCCTTCTTGACTCGAGCCTGAGCGCCGAGGTTGCGGCCCCTGCCCTGGGCGGCACTCTTAGCGGAGGCTGCTCCCTTCTTGGCCAGAGCAGCGATCTTCTTACCCTTGCCCGACTTATGCAGGTAATACCCAGCACCAGCGGCTGCCGCAGTGCCGAGGACGCCGGCAATGGCGGCTTTCTGCTTACGGGAGAGCCCCTTGCGCTTCTTGGTTGAACCGGCGCCTCCAGAAGCGGCTCGCTGCTTGCGAACGCCCCACTTCATGCCTTTGACGCCATGGTGAGCGAGGACCTCGTCCTCGTCAATGAAGAACAGGTTGTCAGTCATGTCCTAGTCCTATTTCTTGAACCGTTTGGCGCCTTTGATGGCGGCGGATCCGCCCCGGCTAGCCGCCTTCTTCAGCCCTTTCTGGATTGCGTTCTGCAGGGTGTTGGCTGCGGCCTCCTCGACCACCTTCCCCGCCTTGGCGCGGTAGCGCTCCATCCGAGTCTGGGTCAGCTGACGGTACTCCTTCTCCAGCCGGAGGCGGTTGTTGACCCGCCTGAGCTGATCATCAGACATACCATCTATTTTGGCCTGCTTTTTGGAAGTCCACCGCTTCGCGCCTTTGACGCGAGACTTGCGGATTCCCCAGCGCATACCCCTGACGCCGTAGTGAGCGAGAACATCGTCGTGCTGAACGACTCTCTTGATCTTCCGCGCCCCCCTGACGGCTTTGGTGAGTAGCTCTCGCTCGTTGGGAGCGATACCGGCAGCCTTAGCCCCCTGATACCCCAGATAACCGAGCGCCAGAGCACCTCCAGCCCGACCTACGTTTCCAGTGGCGATGTTCCCAACGCCGCGAACGGTCTTGCCTGCGGAATTGCGGGCGTTCTTACGACCGCGCTGCCTTCGAGCCTGAGAAGCCCGCTTAGACATGTCGGTATTGGCGACGGCCTTGTCGAACTCGCTCTTGTAGAACGGATCCTTCGAGGAGGCCTTGATCAGCTTCCGCCGATTACCCGCTCCCTCGCCGTAATACATCTTGGCCTGGGTAAATTCCTTAGCGTCGCGACGAGCACGGCGGCGAACGCCCCACTTCATTCCTTTAACGCCGTGGTGCATTAGCTCCGAATGGCCCATTCGCTTGTTATGCCCCTTCTTGTAGTACCTACGAGCGGCTTCAGCGAGAGTTGCATCGGTTGTGTAGGTGTTCCCTAGCTTACCAGCGTCGAGTTCGTTGTAATACTTCTCTCGACGCTCGGTAGCAGTGAGCTGACGGTTGCGCTGGTTTCCTAGACGCCAGTCTCTGGCCGCTTTTGCTTGCGCCTTGCGCTTCTTGATGAAGGCCTCAATCGTAGCGATGTCGTGATCGCCATACTTGGCTTTGAGCTTGGCCTCATACTTGGCGCGGCGCTCCGCATTCCGCTGCTCACGGCTCTTTCGAGCCCCTTTGCGCATCCCCTTGACCCCGTAATGCATGAGTTGGTCGCTCATGGAGTCTCCTTCTGCAGGTTGATACGCCAGGCGTACTCCTGAAGCTGCTTCTCGATCGCCGTCACGACGAAGGAGTTAGCAGGCGGGTCGAATACGAGCCGCACTTGCAGATACAGGTACGTCTTGACGGCCTCAACGTTCTTCGTGATGCCACTGAGGTACTGACCCCAGGTCTCTGTCTTTCCGGTGATCTTGAACGAGGGGAGACCGATCTCCTCTGCGAACATGAGCGCCGTGTTTGTGTGGAGAATGATCTCCTGATCGAAAGCCGTGTAGTCCTCGGTGATGCCGAGAGCCTTCTTGATGTCATTCAATATCGAATCAGCCACGGTCACCTCCAGGGTATCGTGTCGTTCGGCGTTCTCTCGACTAGAGGCTTGGGTAACAGGCTCGCGTCGCCGAAGTGAATCGCGTTATGTGTGTCGTGTCGCACGCAGACTAGGTATTCGGGGTCGAGGATGTCGGGATTGAACTCTCCCTCGAGGTCCTCGGGCCGAATCGGGTTCATGTGGTGAACAAGAATCTTACCGTAGATGTCGTGACCCGGGACCCCGAGGTCGCATGCGTCGTCTCTGAGGATTACCTTCTGTCTTGCTTGACGCCATTCGGTCGAGTGATAGAAGGATTGGTTCAGATACCGTTCGAAACCGAAGGTCTGATCTCCTGGATCCTGGTTGAGACGTAGGTACTCGTACCGGTCTTCGAAGGAATCGATGCGAGAGAGTTCACTGAAGGTCCGAATCCGACTCAAGACCCACACCTCCTCCGGCATAGGACTTGAATGCCTCGAGAACCTCCTTGTAGGCCTCCTCCCCTCGTGCTGAGGCCGCCAGAGCGTCGGCTTTGGCCTTGAGCATGTCGTTCTCGGCCTTGATTCGCTCCTGCTCCAACCGCTCACGGCTCGTGGCGAGCTTGAGGTAGTGCGTGATGATGGAAGGAGGAGCCGTGCCGTCCAGTAGCATCTCCTCGGCTCGCTGGACTGCGAGCGAAATGAGTTGATTCTCCTGCTGCTCCGGAGTGGCGGCCCGTCCTCTGGGTGACTTCTTGGCCCTTGCCACGGAGTTCTCTCCTATTCCGGGTTCCTTTGCTGTTTCCGAATCCGGGTTTCAGGTAGGACAGGACGACTTGCGTACCCCTCGTTGGGTAGAAAGGAACGAACGCAAGAAGACCCCAACGACACAGGTCGTCCTGTCTTATCCGAAACCCGGATTCGGGATGCCCAAACCTACCTCCGGGGAAAATGCGAGGTGCGGGCCGATGACGGGGGGTGGGCCATTTTGCGGACCCTGTCCCCCCTCTTTTGAAGTTCAGAATGGACGAAATGGACGAAAGCTCGTCAGAATTCTCGTTCTACAACTTGATAGTTTCCAGTCAAGTTTAGTTTGAGAATCTCTTCAATCGCTTCATTCGTTGCTTCGAGTTGATCGGCTTCGGTGAGGTCAGTACTAGTGGTAGTGACCCGTGCCAGGTAGGCGCAGGTGTGGTAACCTTGACTTACATCAAACTTAAACCACTCTTCGAACTCATCGAAAGGATCGTAAGGATTGTCCTCGGTAGTGAGTGCTAGGCGTAGCATGGCTCTATACACCCCGTTTCAAGGACAATGGACAGTTGACAATGGACAAGAAGCTAGCCATTCAGGTACTCCCTAACTCTAGCTGTAGAAATGCCCAATGCCTCAGCGATCTGCGCTGTGTTGGCGCCGTTTGAACGAAGAGTCTTGATCCGATCCTTCTGAGCGCCTGCAAGAGGAAGCTTCTCCCTTGGCAAAGCCAGTGACTTGATGGTGTCAAGATCAGAGTTGGCTAGAATATGCTCCATCATCGAGTTAGATATAGCACCTTTCTGGATGGCCTCCCACTCACGAGGGGTGGGGACCACTCTTGTGCCTTCTCTATCGTAACCAAGACGGCGGCGGGCGGTCTTGATGGCCATGGCCTCAAGCTTAGCCCGTTCTTTCTTGGTCAAATTTGGATTTGATTCAAGCTTCTTCTGCACAACACCTTGTGCCACTAGCTGTGCCTGCCGCTCTAGGGGCTTCTGTTTGAGGGCCCGGTTCAATTTAGCGCGGAGGGTGGCAACTTCAGGGGCATAGCTCTTAGCAGCCCGGGGGTCTCGTTTGATGGCGGGGGTTGAAATAGCACGCTTCCTAATATCGTTGGCCATAGCCTTCAATTCGTTGGCGTGCTGTGCGTAAATACCCTCCATCAGTGTACCAGAGGACAGCTTCCTAGCATCGGTAGCCTCTGCCATCCTGGTGGTCTTGGTCTGCTTCTTGACTAGCTTGCCCTGCTTGTTAATATAGGACTCGCCAGTCTCCTCGTAGACCCTGCGACCAGTGGCTGCATCATATGGACCGCCCTTCGCTGCACTGCGAGGCTTGCGATGGGGTACATACTGAACACCCTTGGACCTGGAAATAAGAGTGGCTGCACCTTTATCGGCGCCGCCCTGGTACTTCCTCTTCAATGCGGCTATGCCGTTGTCTACCTCGGACTGTTTGTAGTTGAGATTATGCTTCTCGGCATCAATAACAACCATGGAGTGACGAACAGCCCGGGACAATTCATCGGCACTGGCACCCTTGAGAGTCATGTCGGTAATAAGATTGGATACCTTACCCATCTGGGTCTGAGTATCCGACATCCTCTTCATCCCAGGGTAGCCAGGATATGTTCTCTTGGGGTCGAATCCCTTCAATCCCTTGAGTGGAGCGGTGGAACGAATCCGGGTCTTTCCCTTGTTGGGGATTACCAGGACGGAGTCGCCATCAAAATCAGCACCGCTAAGACGCTCAGCGACAGAAGGATGGATCCCAATAGCATCCCTAGCATTGCCAAGAATACTTCGAGACTTCTTACCTCGGTTGTTAACAGTGAGCGTAGGAATCTCGAAAGTCCCGCCATGAGGATAACGCACGAGACTAACAACGTCACCGTCCCGATAGTTAGGAGCATATACCTCACCCTTCTTGAGATGGGGCATCGGCAATAACACCTGAGACGCTTGACCTGGGAGGGCCTTGGCCTTGAGATGTACCGAAGCCGAGTCGCAGTCATCAGCCAGGGACATGAGCATCCGCTTACGAATAACGGGATTCGTAAGACCCATGATCTCATCGAGCTGCTTCCGCTTTTCGTCACGTACAGCCTGAAGTTGGCGCTTGGCCAATTTGGGGGACTGCTTGGATAAGAACTGTGAGGCCAGGGATTGGGACCATGAGTCCCACTTGCCTTCCTCATTCACAATATTGAGTGCGCTCAGTTCCTTCTTGCCGGTCTTCGGGTCCTTAAATAACTTCTGTTTAACGACCGCACCAAATGGATTCTCAGGATCATCCTTCATGGGCTTGAGGACCGTGTGGTCCTTTGAGCCCAGCATGGGTGTGCCCTTCTTCTTGTTGGTGTTGAAGACTATGTCCTTGCCCTTCGGAATATCATCCGAGTACATGGCCATGCCCTTGAGGTAGTGCGTTCCGTCGACGGAAATGCGCACCTGGGCGTAGTTGGAGCCACCGAGACTGAGCTCTTTGACTCCACGACGGAGCAGAATAACCCCATCCATGTCAGTACCGCCGTCTTCGGCGTACTTAATGGCGACCTTCTTTGAAGATATGGCTCGAGGAGTACGAAGCCCGGTCGACAGCAGTCCCTTCTCGTCGATGACTACACCAGGGGTGCGGATCTTATCCCTCTGTGCATGAATATCGGCAGCTTTAGTGCCTGGAGGGGCGAGAACCTTGAGAATGGTGTAGTTATCGCTGTTAGCCTGCTTAACCTTGACGTCGTGAGTGGTATATCCCTGAGCCTTCAAAGCCTCAACGGCCGTCTTCAAAGATGTCGACGAACACTGGAGGTTCTGCTCAACGCCAAGACCGTACTCGATGAACTTCTTCTGCTTCACCTCGTCGGCCAGAATATCCTTGACCCGGGTGATCTCATCCTTGCGATATGATGCGTTGGGCTTGAGAAGCTCACGAACCGAGGACTCGTTGAGTCCCATGCGTCGACCGATCTCCGTGTTGGGCAAACCGGCATCTTTGAGACGGGACGCTCGAGAAATATCGCCCGCCTTCTTCTCAGCACGAGCGATACTGTTCAGAGCACGATACTCAGTTGTGCTCATGCCCCAGGCCTTGGCAATATCGACCTCGGACATGCCTTGAGCCTTGAGCTTGTCTCGCTCAGCGAGGAAGCCCTGGGCTGACTGATATGGATCCTTACCGGATCCCCAAGGATAGCGACCCGAGTGACGCTTAGTCCCGTAGTGTTTGAGGATATCGGAGGGCATCAGTTCTCCTCAGTCTTGATCTCCTCGATGAGCTTGTCAAACCAGACGATCTTGTCCATGATATGGGCGATGTCGTCGGGCTGTGGAGTGTCGACCAGAATATCGTCGTTCTGGTAGATGCGAGTCTCGACGTTGATCTCGCCGGGCAGCTTCTCGTACTCCAGGCAGAACAGTGCTGCGTAGATATGAAGCTGGACCATGTTGACGCGAGTCACGCCGGTCTTTAGGTCATGGATGCGGAGAAGATGCTTCTTCTCGTCGAAGCCGATGGCGTCAGCGGTCCCGAATGCGTTCTCGCTGTGATATAGAACGACCTCAGGGTCAAGACCGTAGCCAATGGCGTCGTTCACGTAAGCGTTGAAGGTGGCCTTGTTCCTCGGCATCCGCATCTTTAGGCGAATATGCTCTGCGGCCAGGGCGTGAAGTCTGGTCCCCATCGCTGCCGCTTGTGCCGTCCTGAATGCCTCGCCCAGCTTCTCGTCGTCGTAGTTGACCCAACTGTGCTTGCTGGCGCTCAGAAATGCGTGCAGGCCCTCCAGCCTTGAGTGTACGTTCCAGTTCATCGAGCGTTCCTTTCTCGTTCTCTGGGTATATGAATGATGCGAAGGACCACTTCCCGAGCGTCTCGATGAAATGATCCTGGTTCGGTCGATGAGCAGCGTCGGCGCTTCTCTTGACCTCGAGTGCGGCCCACTTGGATTCGAATATGATGATCAGGTCGGGTATGCCCTGATTGTGGTTCGGATCGTTCTTGAGGATGAGGCAGCCAGGAAGGCGTTCCTCGATCCTGGATATGAGTCCGCGTTGGTAGTCGCGTTCGAGCATGGGGTCTATCCTCGAATCAAGAATTATACCCACGGTTGGCCCTGGCGCCGCAGATGTCGGTACTCGTAAGTTGTTTGACAATTCTATGCGGTGTTGAGGTAGCGTAGTTCGGGCCAACCGTGGGAGGTATGCCGAAGCGAGAGGGGTCGAAAATATAGAAGGCCCATCTCCTTCATTAGGATGCATGTTCGCGACGCGGTCTATTGTACATGTCGTTACGCCTTGTGGTAGGGGTGCTATACATGCACTTGCCAAATGCCAGAAAAATTCTTATGCTCTCTATATATAAGAAAATTCACTCAACTCCTGGTAATCAGAACAAAACTGGCAAATTGGCAAAACAGGGGGTAGATCGTTGCAATTGCAACGAAAAGTGGTTGCCAGATCCTTTGCCACCCCCGTTTCAAAACTGGCAAATCGCCCCAAAACTGGCAAAATTTAGCGCACGTGTACAATACCGTTTTCGCCACTTGCCAGATCTGGCAGAAAACTGGCAAAAAAACTGGCAAACGCATGCGTCACTCCAGTCACACAAACAACAGAAGCGTTGCCCACCCGCCGCACCAAGTGGTACAACGGGTGGTACAACAATCACCTCAGAGACTCGTAAAAACCCCTCTCATTGAAGATCTCCTTGACCCGAATCGCCCTCGAAATGGCCTGATCGATGGGCGACTGGCTCTTCAGATAGTAGTAGTTCAAGACTGAATAAGGAGTGTTCAGCCTGTCGATTCGCCCCTCACACTGCTCCATGACCTTCCATGAGTAGTTCTGAGAGAAGAATATCATCGTATCACAAGTGGTACAGTTCCAAGCTTCTGCACCAGCTGTGTATTGTACAAGGTATACCCATCGCTCGCCCTCCGGCAAGGGTTCATGCTTGTGTCCGTTGTACTCAGCGATCGGTACGCCGAGAATATCCCCCAACGACCGCAGCATGAAGAGCTCATAGTCAAAGTTATAGAAGACGATGACCCGAGGATGCTCCTCACACAAGGCTCGAACTGCCACAAGTCTCACAGGATCCTCATTCGTCACTCTTCTCAAGACATGACAGAGACCTCCCGCGTTCTTGATGGGCTCTTCCTTGTACGGATCGAAGCGGTACTTCTGGATCGTACGATATGGCTTCTCCTCGTAGGATACCGGGACGTCCGTCCGCTTCTTAACCGTCTTCTTGACGAAAGGCATGTCCACGAGGACCTTCTTACGAAGCCGCAACAGCTTCCCCTGCCCAAGATATCGCTCAAGACGAGGATAGCCCGCTCTGTAGTTGAACTGGCAGTGTTCTCTCTCGAACTGGGTGCGATTCTTGAAGAAGCCGTTAGCGATAAATACCGGGCAGTAGTCCATCCAGTTATCACCAGGGGTGCCAGATAGCATGATCCACTCGTTATGGCGAGCCATCTTGACAAATGCCTTGGCCCATTTGCCATTGCCGATAGCTCTCTGTTCATCGAATATGATGAAGGAGTCACGGATGTCACTGTAGTTACTGATGTTGTTCCACGAATCGACCGTCGTGTAGTCCGTCAGCCCATACATCGAGACATCCCCCTGCCAATCAAGATCATCCCTCTTGCGAGCAGTGGTGATTATATATAACCTGGGTCCTTCGGCAAGCCGCCTAGGAAGATCGGTCGGATGCCGCACCCCCAGCACTCTCTCAACGTAGTACTGGAGGGCGACAACCGACTTCCCCGAGCCCGGCTTACCGGTCAATATGCACCCATTCCTCAGGTTCTTCACCGCTTCAACCTGATGGGGCCACAGATCAACCGGTCCCAAGGTTCAGTCCCTCTCGGTCTGGATGCAGACGAGTGGCGCGGACATACTCATGGATCCGATCGGAAGCTCTTCGTATATGAGCTTGTCCTCATACACGTCTCGGATTGACACGGCGGGTCCGCCATCCTTCGGGAAGGTCCAGATATCGAAGAGGCCCTCCTTCTCGTAGAGAACCTCGCCGCCCCTGATGATGGTCAGATAGATCTTCTCGGCGGGTATCATGATGCCTTCCTAGTGAGTCGACAGGTCTTGGTGTATACACCTTCTTCTATCAAGGTCGCGTCCCAAACCGCCAGGTCAAACCAGACTCCTTCGAGACGGCTGGTGTTGAGTCGATAACCACCGATAAACTGACGCTCGTCTCCTGTCTTTCCGAGCTGGTCCTCAATAACCGCAATCCGTTCGAGTCGTCCGTTATCGTCCACTTCAAGAATCACGACGTCTTCCTCTCAATATCATACAACGACGGCTTCATCCAGATGGTTGTCAGATGGTTGACGTCGTCCTTCTGCTCCCACTCTCGACTCGAGAAGGTCATGATACC